CGCCGGGTCCGCCACCGACGAGAAGCTATTCACCCCGACTCGCTTACTGGCCGCATAACCACAAATCTGTGGTTTTTGAGAGCCACTTTCACAACGGCTTTCCATTCCAAAGCTCACCTGCTGGTGGGCTTGATAATGGATATCCCCCTGAGCGGATAAATCAAAAATAACCCCTGCAACGAATAATGACGGAGCAACAGATGGCAAAAGCCAAATGGCACAGACTTCCGGCATTCACCATTCCGCTGTTTCAAAGTGCGCATGTCTACCTCGCAACAACCAGAGAACAGTTTCAGCACGCTGATAAATTCCTTGGCGGCAGCGGGGATGAGAGGCCGTTTAACTCTGGACTGGCAAGCAACTATGAAAACACCGATACCGGAGAGCGTTGCTACCTGATCGGAGTATTCGATAATCAGATATCCACGCTCGTTCATGAATGCGCTCACGTATGCTTTTACGTTTGCTCTGATGTCGGCGTGACAACCAAGCCGGAAGACGCCAACGAAACGTACTGCTACATGTTGGATCGCATGCTCAGCCACTTCCTGCCATACATCAAACAGGAATAAACAATATGGCAAAGCCGGACTGGGGCGTGCTTCAGCAACGGTTCCTGTCCGACCATGCCGTAACCGGCGTATCACCGAAGGATTGGTGTGAAGCGCAGGGACTGAATTATGCAACCGCACGCCGACACATCAAAAAGCCTACTGCGCAAACTGCGCAAAAAACTGCGCAGAAAAAAATGCGCGCTGCGCAGAAAGATAAAAGCGCAAATGAGCTGGTGGATGATGATGGACTTACCGCTCAGCAGCGCTTATTTGTCGCGGAGTACCTGAAGGACAGCAACGCCACTCAGGCAGCTATCCGTGCCGGGTACAGCAAGAAAACCGCGCAGGAGCAATCAAGTCGGTTGTTATCAAATGTTAAGGTTGCGCAGGTCATTGCGCAGCAGCAGAAAGCCTCCATTGCGCGCACGCTTGGCAGCGCTGATGAGGTTCTCTCCCAGATGTGGCAACTCGCCACTTTCGATGCAAACCAGCTTTCGCAGTATCGTCGCGGCGCGTGCCGTTATTGCTGGGGCTTCGGTCATCAGTATCAGTGGCGTGATGCCGTGGAGTTTGAAGAGAAAAGGCTCGAGGCTGTTGAGCGTGACAGGCGTGAACCCGAAGATTCCGGCGGTTACGGCTATGACCACAACCGAGAGCCTAACCCTGAATGCCCGCGCTGCAATGGCGACGGAGTAGGACAGCCTTACTTCGCAGACACCCGGAAACTTTCCCCTGATGCTGCTTTGGCTTATTCCGGCGTCAAGCTGGGGAAGAATGGCGTCGAGATAACCGCTATCAGCCGTGAGCGAATGTTTGAAGCGGTGATGAATCGGCTCGGCCTGGCGGATAGCGAATTCGCGCAGCGCCTGCAGCAGATTGAAATTGAGCGCCGGCAGCTTGAGGTGGAAAAACTCAGAAAAGAACTGGCAGCCGATCCTGAGGATGACGATCCATTGCCGGTTGCAATCGCAATTAACGTCGTGAATGCCAGAGTAAGGGGTGATGATGATAGCTCCGACGCTTAACATTCCTCAGGCGCAGTTCCTCGCGATGCCGCACAAATTTAAAGCCTACGTTGCCGGATTTGGTTCTGGTAAAACGTGGGTTGGCTGCGGCGGAATCTGTAAGGGGATGTGGGAACACCCGAAAATAAACCAGGGTTATTTCGCGCCGACATACCCTCAAATTCGTGACATTTTTTATCCAACTGTCGAAGAGGTGGCTTTCGACTGGGGATTGAATGTCAAAATTAACGAAAGCAACAAAGAGGTTCATTTTTACGCCGGNCGTCAGTATCGCGGAACAACAATCTGTCGTTCGATGGAAAAGCCNGGTTCTATTGTCGGCTTTAAAATCGGCAACGCAATGGTGGATGANCTGGACGTTATGGCTGCAGCCAAAGCGCAGCAGGCCTGGCGAAAAATCATCGCTCGAATGCGTTATAAGGTGGACGGGCTGAGGAATGGCATTGACGTCACTACCACGCCGGAAGGTTTCAAGTTCGTATACCAGCAGTTTGTTAAAGCNGTGCGNGATAAGCCTGAGCTTGCGACGCTGTATGGNCTGATTCAAGCGTCAACGTTNGATAACGAGAAAAATCTTCCACACGACTACATNCCATCGCTGATGGATTCATACCCGCCAGAGCTGATTAAGGCTTATCTGCGCGGGAAGTTCACTAACCTGACCAGCGGAACNATCTATCACCAGTTCGATCGNCAACTGAATAGTTGTNCNGACGANGAGCAGGCAGGTGAGCCGTTATACATCGGGATGGACTTCAACGTAGGGAAGATGGCGGCCATCGTTCATGTGCTGCGCGATGGGGANCCTCGNGCNGTACGCGAACTGGTGAAGGTTTATGACACTCCAGCGATGATTAAACGCATTCAGGAGGANTTCTGGCGCTATGAAGGCGGGCGTTANGTCTCCTCACGTCAGATTTANATCTATCCAGATGCTTCCGGCGATTCACGNAAGTCGAATAATGCCAGCGCCACGGATATCGCTCAGCTTAAGCAGGCCGGATTCAGTGTGGTGGTGAATGCCGCCAATCCNCCAGTGAAAGACCGCATTAACTCTGTGAACGCCATGTTNTGCAACGGCAANGGTGAGCGNCGCTACAAAGTGAACGTTACCCGATGCCCGGTCTACACCGAAAGTCTGGAACAACAAGTGTGGGCGGCGAACGGCGAGCCGGATAAATCAGCCGACAACGATCACCCCAATGATGCTGGTGGGTATTACATCGTGAAGCAATTCCCGATNATTAAACCAACTGGCAAAGTCACCAAACTACGGATGTAACGCCATGCCCGATATTTCGACACCTAATCTCGACTATAACGACATGGTTGAGGCGTGGGATATTAACGATGCGCTGATGGGCGGCACACTGGAAATGCGCCGGCAGGGTAAAATATATCTCCCAAAATGGCCTAACGAAGATCCCGAAGGATATAAGGAGCGCCTTTCCGTTGCGACGCTGCTCCCATCCTATGAAGAGAGCATTAAGCAGAATATCGGTCGCGTTTTCGCTGAGCCGACGGTATTGAGCCAGAAAACACCGGACAAGATTAAAGAACTGGCTGAAAACATAGATATGGAAGGTGATCGCCTTGATGTATGGGCGCAACAATTCTTCTCTATCGCGCTCCAGTATGGGCTTGCTCATGCGCTGGTTGATTATCCCCGAACAGATCCTGAAACTGTTAAAACGCGTGCTGATGAACAGGCCTCTGGTAGTCGCCCATACGTGACGATGCTCAACCCGCGGCAGGTGATCGGCTGGAAATCTAAGGTTTCCGGTGGGAAGGTTGTTCTCACTGATTTACGCGTGAAAGAGGTTATCGTTGTTGACGGCGATGACTTCGGGCAAACCAAAATCGAGCAAATTCGCCATATTATGCCTGGCAAGGTAGAAATCTACCGTCGCAATAAAGGTAATGATGGCAGCGCATCGTGGGCTATTCACGAAGAGTGGGGAACGAGCCGTAGTGATATCACTCTGGTAACGCTCTATACGAAGCGAACCGGCTTTATGCGTGGTTCTCCTCCNCTTCTCAATCTGGCATTGCTGAATATCAAGCACTGGCAGAGCCAGAGTGAACAGGACAACATTCTTCACGTTGCGCGCGTCCCGCTGCTGGTGGCCTATGGTCTGGGTGAAAATGAATCACTGACTATCGGCTCATCCAGTGCGACAAAATTCGACAATCGCGACCAACACGGACTGGAATACGTCGAGCACACAGGGTCAGCTATTGGTTCCGGTAAAATATCCCTTGATGATCTGGAAAACCAGATGCGCCAGGCTGGCGCGAAGCTGTTACGTGCAGAGAACACGTCAACGAAATCCGTCGACCAGACCAAAGAAGAGCGCATGCAGGAAAACTCACCGCTCTACACGATGGCGAGTTCTCTGGAAGATGCGCTCGATAACATTCTGCAAATCATGGCTGAGTGGATTGGTGAAAGCGACGGTGGGAATGTTGATGTGCGTACAGAGCTGGAGGTTTCCTCTCAGACGTTTGACGCCACTGCGGCCCTGGCTGTTCAGTCGTTGCGGCAAGGTGGTGATATTCGTCAGGTCGATGCAGTCCGGGCTCTTCAGGCGCTGAAATTCATCGACCCTGATGCTGATACTGAAGTTGT